CCCTACTGCCTTGGCTATTTGTGGGATGGTCACCGCCTCATTTCTTTGGATCTGAGTGATGATCTTCTTCTGTACTTCATTGAGCATATACTCAGCAAATAGATCCTGCTTGATAAAATCATCCATGCTAGAGAAGTGCATCTTTGAACTTTCAATCACTTTGAATCCTTGCTTTGATACACCTTTGCCTTCAAACTTTGATAGGATATTTGCATCATGTTCTGAGATAGAACATTCAAGGTGTAGGTGATCAGAGAATCCTTGGGTAGGATCTGTGATAACTTCTGTAGGGGTGACTATTTCAGTCCGTACAGGAAGACCAATCAATCCCCTCAATTCATTCACATCCATAGACTCCACTACCTTGGTGGCAATCAATGGGGATAGGCTATTCAAAGAGTTGATGATGTCCTTCGCCCCTTGGCTTTCCTTCTTCTCAATAGGTGCAAGTCCTAGCTTCTCTCTGATCTCATCCTGAGTCATATTTGTAGATATGATCTGCTCTGTGAATTGGAAGGAGATAGGTTCAGTCTTCTTGATTTCAAGTTCAGCTATTATATCATTGAACTTCAAAAGGTAGTTCACTACTTCCTCTAGGGCTTGCTGCTTTGAATTCACATAGGTGTTCTGAAATAACTCAGAAGCCTCTCTCATTTCAGATCTGCCTCCTAGCTGCCCTTCAGTCTTAACTCCAAAAAGCATAGGACTAGTCACCTTATGACCTGTGAAGATCTCCTGCTGAACAGTCTTATTTAGTAGATCAAAATGCTTATCTAATTCAGTACCCGATAGGTCAATGATTGAAGGTTCATTCTCTTTGCTGTCATTGAATGCTAGCATGAATTTTCCTGCATTCTTAGATCCTGCGAACTTGTCTTTGAATTGTCTTTCAATCCGATCCTCTTCTTCCTGGGATACCTTCCCTCCGTTCAAGTTAATTAACTTGCTTGAGAACATCCCGTTGTTTATGGTATTCAGATGGTATTCCCCGATAGAGATGTCTAGTTCAATGTAGGATATAGCCCCTCTGTAATCAGGCAAAGAATAGGTATTCGCTCCTGCTCTGTATTCTTTGAAGTATAGGATCTGTGTACCTGTGGTGTTATTAGGATCGTAGGATCGAAAGCAGGGTAGGTCTCGAAATCAGGTCTAGGATTGACATTGTCATTTTTGATCCAATTGTCGGACACATAGAATTCACTATTGTCTGCATTTGTTCTCACCTTGTAGTAGTCTACATGATAAAGTTCTGCTATCTCACCCGTGCCTTTTGTCCAAATCACCTGAAGGTAGTAGCCTCCAAAGATGGATAGATCAGTCACTAGCTTCTTTGTCAATTCGTTCAGGCTTTCCTGCTTGGTGTTGATTCGATCAATCAAGCCAAATGCCTTAGCCTTCTGCATTTCATCTTCTGCCTTGACAGTCCACCCATTGCCACAGATGTAGTCTACCTTTCCTGTGATGATAGCGTTATTCTTTGCGCTATTGTTATAGATCCGAAGTAGGTAGTTCGGGTAGTCATTCTTTTCCCCGTAGTAGATGTAGTCCTTCCCCTTAACTTCTTTGTAAACGGGCAGAGGCACTTGATCAAACTTGAATAATTTTATCATGCTGTTGTATAGGTCTTATAATTACCATTGTACCCATTGTATCTCACCACTCCTGTAGTAGATAGATCAGGTGCAGTCAATTTCATTTTCCCTGTAGCAATAATCTCAGCACCGCTTCCCGCTTGAGTTACATAGTACCGCCAAAATCCTACAGTTCCATTAGTGAAAGATGCCTGCAAGATATTAAACTTTGAAGATCTCTGCTTGAAGTCACTCACATCTGTAAGGGTTAAGGTCACTTCTTCCTTTGTCACTTCATTCTGAAATAGAAAGGTGTAGGAATTGCTGCTAGTTTCTCTTTTGTCAAATAGGGCTATGTATATCACACTATTCACCCCCTTCTGAATTATCACCATACCTTTAAATACAAAAACCCTTTAGAATGTACACAAAAAAAACACCCCCAAATTTGAGGGTGCTTTCACATCTAAACAACAAACCAAATATTTTAGCTAATTGGAATGACTGCTGTCACTTTTGGACAGAGTTCTTTCTCATTACCTGTGAAGGTCAAAGTATAACCTGATCTATCACCGAAGGCAGTACCTGAAGCACTTCCTCCACCTGTAAGATCTAAACCATTACCTACACCTAAGAACCAATTTTCCCCGTTATTATCTGTTGCAATCACAGCAAGTCTGTTTTTTCCCAAAAGAACTATTTCATTTCGAGTGTTGACCTGCAATTTGTTAAGGATAATTTCAAGTGTTTGGGTGTAGAAAATAGTACCATTCTGCACATTCGTATTCACAGCCTCTGCGAAGTTTGAAGATTCTTTCACAAGATCATACTTGTAGAATCTCTTGGTAGCATCCATAGTCAAAGTAGTCACTACTCCTGCTGCTATGGTTACTGTTGCCAAATCTTCATAAGGTGCGAAGTACACGGCTACTAAACCGCCTACGCTATCTTTGCAATCAAGCGTATAACTTTGAGTTAAGGCACAAGGCATATTTTTATAATTTTATAAAGTGAAGGGGAAGATGCCACCATCTTCCCCGATTTTATTTAAGGTGCTACATACTTCTTCCAGAACACTACTTGAATCTGTGCCATTCAATCCGTTCACACCAATCAACTTCACATTAGTACCTGGGATGATCAATTCCATGTTCGCTGCATCTACAGGATAGTGGAATAGGTTAGCGTTTCTCAAAGCTAGAACATACTCACGGAAGGTATCATTACCTGCAAAGATAACCACATCCGACTTATCCAAAAGTTCAGCAGGAAGGGCAGCAAATACTGCATCTACGGCTGCGATAACATTGGCAGTAGTCAAGGTAGTTTGGTTAGCAGAGTTTCCATTGATTGGATCACCTGCACCGCCAAAACCTAAAGCATTGATGATAGTAGCAAAGCCGTTGAACTTGTTCAATTGAGCGTTTCCTGAAGCAGTATCTCCCTGCCAAATAGCAGTTTCAAGGGCTGCTCCAATTCTTTCTATTTTCTGTGCAGAATACTCAGCAGCATAAGCCATGTAGTCATAAGTAGATCCTTCTCTCAAAGCCTTCTGAGTGTACTTAGCTTCAAATGCCTTAGGGCAAATTGATTCCTGTACTTTGATTTTTCCTACTGTGATCAATCGCTGTGTAATAGTAGTAGTTCCGCTTGAGTTGAAACCACAAGTACCGCCTGCTTGGAATACTGCATCAGTAGTCATGATGTTAATAGTTTCAGAAGACTTAATGCCTACCTGAACATTACCTAGTGCCTCAATTAAAGAGGCAGTTTTTGCTGAGAAGATAGCAGCAGAAGTTAGCTGCAATTCGTTCTCTTTCACATAGTTTGTTAATGCTGAAAGGTCTAATGCCATTGTGTTTATTTTTTAAGTGTTGAAAATGCTTTTTGAAGATTGTTAAAACGCTCGTTTTTTTCTGTTTTTAATTGCTTTGCGAATTGGTTCGGGGCTGTGATAGCTTTATCACTTGGTTCTTTTGCAAGAGACTCAAGAACTACGGCAGACATTTTCACCGCTTCCTTAACTTCTTCCGCTTTTTCTTCCATTGCCTTGACCTTTGCAGTCAATTCTTCTACCTTTTTTTCAAGGTCACCCATGGCTTGTTCTACCTTTGCCATTGCTTCATCCTTCTTAGGTTCTTCTACAGGTACTTCAGCAGCAGCCTCAATCTCTACTTCGATTTTAGCTTCTTCTTCTGCCTTCTTTACTTCTGCAATTTTACCTTCTTCAAGGACTACTACTACTTCACCTGATTCTAGTTGATGCTCTCCAACAGGTGCAGGGATCTGTACCCCATCTTCACCAATCACAAAGATATCTCCTGCCTCAAGATCATAGGCTACCATAGTGCCATCTACTAGCTTACCTTCAACCAATGCGAAGGCTGCCTGCTTTTCTGCCTCTGAGAAAAGTAGTTTTTTGATTTCTACTAGTGCTTCTTTTGCGTTCATAATTGTAAATATTTAGT